CGTCAATTAACGACCTCAAAAAGCAGTTAAGAAGATTATCAGAAGAGACAGGGCAATTACAAAGTGATTTAGCCGAAGATACATGCAAAAAATATGCGAAAAGTATTTTTGATGAAAAAAGTTCATTATATGCCTTTGTTAAGGCAAGAAGCAGCAATCATACAAATTGGAGATATTCTAGGGATACGTCCAATTACAATGAATAACAAAAAGTGAGGAATGAAAAGAATGTATAGCGTAGTTTTGAAAGATGGGAAAATTATAAATATTAATGCAAACAGTACGGATTGGTGGAATAAAGATAGAACGTTAGCACTATGTAATGACGGAAATACAGTCGGAGTATTTAACGTAGATAACATTGCTGGTTTTATAGATTCAGATTGTATAGCAGAAAGAGAGGAAACAAAATGAAAGAGCAAAAAATGAAAGAGCTATTTGAATATATCTTGATAGCGTTGGCGTGTCCTTTGCTTTTGCCGTTCTTTGAATTACAAGAAAGAGAGAGCAAGGAATGATTATCATTTTTAAACTTATAGGAGCAGTTGCAGTGATAACGGCACTTATAACTTATGTAGGAATGAAGTTCATAGAATGGTTGGAATGTGGAAAGTGAGAGATGATATGAAAGAATTGATTATGCTAATGCGATCTTATAGGAACAATTACTACGAGTGGCTTGCGCTGAAAGAAAAAACTGGTGTGATGTCACCAGGATATGAAATGCATTTATCTGGGTACTCTGACAAGTCAAAGAGTTTATTGAATGATCTACAAAGAAAAGAAGAACTTGAAGAAGAAATGAAGAAGGTGGAAGACACAATAAAGCTCTTATACGATAACGAAAACAAAGATTATTATCGTGTAATTTATTTGAAGTACATCAAGTTCATGAGGCTTGAAGACATTGCGAGCATGATCCATGTATCAAACGCTACGGTATACAGAACATATGACAAAGCAAAGAAAGAACTTCTTAAAGTGGCGAAACTTGATAGTAAATGCTAAGTAATGATAGTGAATGAGAGAAGAGAATATGTTAATATGATATTGCTGATAGTTGTAGCAAGAGAAGTCATATTAACATGTGACTTCTCTTTATTATTGGAGGGATATAATATGAGGCCGGATAGAATAGGACCCCACCGTATACAGTTCGAGAAGAACAAGAAGATTATCTTGAAGACACGCAATGTATGTGGAATCTGTGGCAAGCCTGTTGATGTCTCGCTTAAATATCCACATCCGTTATCGCCAGTCATTGATCACATTGTGCCAGTCGCGAAAGGTGGACATCCATCTGACATAGAAAACTTACAGCTTGCGCACTGGCAATGCAATAGATACAAGTCAGACAAGCTTTACAGTGAAAAAAAAGAAGCGAAACAGGTGATTGGCAACAGGAATCTTCCACATTCTATCAATTGGATTGCATATAGAGCAAAAAAGAAATAAAAAATTTTTTGAAGTGGGGGGTTACTCCCCACTTGCCCCCTCGTTCAGACGTTCGCACTGTACTGTACGTTTTTTCTCGTGTGGGGCTTTTTGCTTTAGAAGATACATAATACAAAGAGAAGAAAAAGGAGGTTTACGGGCTAAATATGAAAGGAATAGGCTATCTCAGAAGGAAGCTTGCTACCTTTGAAGGGCGTGCTAAGATGAGATACAAAAAATACGCAATGAAGGAATGGGATAGGGACTTGAGTATCACTATTCCACCTAGAATAAGAAATCTTTATAGAAGCTGTATTGGATGGAATGCTACAGGTGTAGATGCACTTGCTGACAGGCTCGTGTTCAGAGAATTTGCCAATGATGATTTCAATGTGAATGAGATATTCAAGCAGAACAACCCCGACGTCTTCTTTGACAGCGTGGTTCTTTCAGCACTGATTGGTGCATGCTGTTTTGTCTACATTTCTAAAGACGGCAACGAAGCCCCAAGATTGCAGGTTATCGAGTCGTACAACGCAACAGGCATTATTGATCCAACGACTGGGCTTCTTGAAGAAGGATATGCTGTTCTGAAACGAGATGACAACAACAATCCTGTCATTGAAGCATATTTCACAAGCGAAGAAACGTGGTTCTATGAAAAGGGAATGGAACCTTATAGAAAAGTCAATACTGCAGGTGTGCCATTGCTAGTGCCGGTCATTCATAGACCAGATGCTGTAAGACCATTTGGACGAAGTCGTATCACGCGAAGTGGGATGTACTATCAGAGATACGCAAAGAGAATGCTTGAAAGAGCTGAGGTTACTTCCGAGTTCTATTCTTTCCCACAGAAGTATGTTCTTGGGCTTTCACAGGACGCTGAGCCAATGGACAAATGGAAAGCCACAATTTCCGCTATGTTGCAGTTCTACAAGGATGAAGACGGTGATAAACCAACAGTCGGACAGTTCGCGACAGTCAGCATGTCACCGTTCGTAGATCAGATACGAATGGCTGCTTCTGGATTTGCAGGAGAGATGGGGCTTACGCTTGACGATTTAGGTTTTTCTTCTGACAATCCGTCTTCGGTAGAAGCAATAAAGGCTTCACATGAAAACTTGCGACTTGCAGGAAGAAAAGCACAGCGCTCAATTGGCAGTGGTTTGCTCAATGTGGCATATACAGCTGCCTGCCTTAATGATGATTTTTCTTATTCAAGAACACAGTTTGTAAACACAACTGTAAAATGGGAACCACTATTTGAAGCTGATGCAAACACATTAACATTGATTGGTGATGGAGCAATCAAGCTCAACCAGGCGATACCTGGTTTTGTTGATGGCGAAACAATACGCGACATTACAGGCATCAAGGGAGCAGCAACAACTCCGGTGGCTGATACTGGGGATGAAGACAATGAATGAAGATATGCTTCCTAAGATTCTTGAAGAAGTAAAGAAAGCGTTTGAAGAAGGATACACAAGCAACATAAAGATATCGTCTTTGACCAATAAAGTAGATTCAAAGTCAGCAACATACATTGATGCAAACGCATATGCAGAAGAAGTAGGGAAGTCGCTAGCTAGAGCGTTCAAAAATAAAATCAGTTCCAGCGATCTGCCAGATGGCAAAATGTACTATAACATTGCGAAAAGACTATTGAACGACACACTAAAGAACAACTACAATCTCATATCAGATTATGCCGTGAAAGTGCAGAAAGAACTCAACAGAAAAGCCAAGCTGAGTCTTGAAGCCAAAAAACCAGAACTGAATGAAGACAGGATAAAAGGAATCGTTAATAGACTATCAAACGAAGAAGATTACGACAAAATAAAATGGATTCTTGATGAACCGGTTGTCAACTTCTCGCAGTCGATAGTTGATGATGCGATTCAAACGAACGCATCTTTTCATGCAAAAGCTGGACTGCATCCGAAGATAACAAGAATATCTGCAGCAAAGTGCTGTGAGTGGTGTACAAGAATCGCAGGTACATATGATTATCCGAATGCGCCAGAAGACGTTTTTCATAGGCATCAGAACTGTAGGTGCATTTGTGATTACAATCCTGGGGATGGAAAAACTCAGGAAGTTCAGGATGTTTGGACTAAAAAATGGAAGAAGAACGAAGCCAAAGACAAGAGAATAGAAGACTATCACGAGAAATTTTCTAGAAAAAAAACAATAGAATCAATAAAAAAGGACATGAGACGGCTTGATATGGCAACTGCTAACGCAGATGATATAATTAAGTTAGGAAAGCGAGTTAATGAAGAATTCAAGATAGCTGATCATCTTGGTGATAAGAAAGAACTGAAAAATATTTTTAGCAATTTCAGAGAGATGGGCGGCAATGTGCCTAGAGATAGATGGGCAAAAAGGCAAAATAGAGTAGTAAGAAAGCAATTGGAGGAAGCTTTTTCAAATTATCCAGCAGAGTGGTCAAAAATATTTGAAAAAGAAGACATTTTTTTGGAGACAGTAAAAAAGCCACGTGGATATTTCAAGCCGAGAATGGACAAGAATTTCAACTATATCTTTCAGATAGCTTCTGAAGGAAAAAAAGTCTCTACGCCTTATCATGAAATTGGACATATGGTAGAAAAATGTAATCCTGATGTCTATAGAATCGAAAAAGAATGGCTAGAGAAAAGAACAAAAAATGAGAAAGAGGTAAAATTAGCCTCTATCTTCCCAGAATTAGGCTACGGAAGAAAAGAAGTCACAAAAAAAGACGATTTTATAAGCCCGTATATTGGAAAACAATACAAGAATGCATCAGAGGTCCTTAGCATGGGATTACAGGGGATATATACACCGGAAGATAAAATTGTGAAAAGCTATAATTCGGTGAAAGGTGAATATATCTATAAGTCTATAGCGGATGATGAAGAATATCTTAATCTGATAATCGGAATTATTTTGAAAGGATGATAACGATGAAAAGATATGAAGAATGGAAAGCTGCAACAGAAGAATATGAAAAAGTTTTTGGCGAGGGATCTCTTGAAAAAGTGATTGAATTCATTTTTGATCCTCAACTTGACATGATGGATGAAGAGGATTTTCGGGACGGAATAGATAAACTTATGGCCGCCATAAGTAAAAGAATACCATTGCCACAAATGAGCGACGAGGAGTTTGAGACATATTATTTTTAATCAGAGCACAATGATATAGCATATCTTTGTGCTTTTGTCTTAAAAAATAAGATGGCAAGTAAAGAAACGAGAAAAGGACGTCAGACGCCCACTCAATCAGTTATTCTTCCATATTCTAAAACTTTGGTGGATGAAGCCGTCAAAATCTATGAAGAAACAGGTTTGAAAGCTTATCCGTGGGAAAAGAATTTACTGGAACCTATCATGGCGGTTGATGATGATGGTTTATGGGTCCATCAGAAGTTTGGATACTCTATTCCACGAAGAAACGGAAAAACAGAAGATGTCTATATGCTTGAAATGTGGGCTTTAGAAAAAGGCCTCAACATTCTGCACACAGCCCACAGAATATCTACTTCTCACGCATCATTTGAGAAGTTGAAAAGATATCAAGAAAAACGAGGGTTGGTTGACACAAAGGATTTCAATTCCATTCGTGCAAAAGGGCAGGAAAGGATTGAACTTTATTCTACTGGTGGTGTAATTCAGTTCAGAACAAGAACATCAAACGGTGGACTTGGTGAAGGCTTTGATATGATGATCATCGATGAAGCCCAGGAATACACGACTGAACAGGAATCAGCACTAAAGTATACTGTTACAGATAGTCAGAACCCTATAACTATTATGTGTGGTACACCACCGACACCGGTGTCGAGTGGAACAGTATTTTCAAAATATAGAGATTCATGTCTTTTTGGAAAAGCTAAATATTCAGGATGGGCCGAGTGGTCAGTCACCGAAGAAAAAGAAATGGATGATATCGACGCATGGTATCAGACAAACCCATCGCTTGGATATCATCTTACCGAAAGAAAGATCGAAGCAGAACTTGGAGAAGACAAGCTTGACTACAATGTTCAGAGACTTGGATACTGGCCTACCTATAATCGAAAGTCTGCAATTTCAGAAACTGAATGGAAAGCGCTTCTTGTTGATCAGATGCCTGAGCTGACAGGAAAACTGTTTATCGGCATAAAGTACGGCAACGATGGGACAAATGTAGCAATGAGCGTTGCTGTACGAACAGCTGACAAAAACATATTTGTTGAGTGCATAGACTGTCGTTCAGTGCGCTCAGGTAATACGTGGATGGTTGCATTTTTAAGAGGAGCTGATGTTGCAAAAATCGTCATTGACGGAGCAAACGGGCAGAGCATACTTAAAAAAGAACTTGAAGAGTATAGAATCAAGAATGTACTGCTTCCAACCGTAAAAGAAGTCATAGTTGCGAATTCGTTATGGGAACAGGCAATTTACAAGAAGTCATTAAGACATGCAGAGCAGCCGTCATTTGATAATGTGGTAACAAACTGTGAAAAAAGAAATATCGGTTCAAATGGTGGATTTGGATACAGAGCACAATATGACGATATGGATATTGCATTGATGGATAGTGCGTTATTGGCGCACTGGGCTTGTGCAATGGACAGGCCAAAGAGAAAACAGAAGATAGTCTATTAAGAGCACTCAGAGAGCGCTCTTTTTAGATATAAAAATTAACCTCACGCAAGGGTAAATGCGGAGAAAGGAGGCATTTACATGCCATTTAAAAAAATTGAAACACAGGAAGAACTGGATCGTATTATCAGTGAAAGACTAAAGAGAGAAAAAGAGAAGTACGCTGATTACGATGAACTGAAAGCAAAACTAAAGGAGTTTGAAGATTCAGCATCAGATATCGAAGAACTAAAAGAAAAATTAAAAACGCTAAAAGAAGAAAACGAAGAGCTATCAAGCAAGAAAGAAGAATACGATGCGCAGAACACTGAACTTGAAAATCTAAAGAATAAGCTTTCAGGAATTGAAAGAGAGAATTTATTAAGAAAGGTTGCTAAGGAGCATGGTATTCCTGAAACATTTGCGAGCAGATTACGTGGAGAAGATGAAAAAGCACTAAATGCAGATGCAGAGACATTATCGGAATACATGAAAGCCTTAGAAAAGCCAGCACCACGCAAGGACACTGAGCCAAGTGGTGTAGAAAAAAGTGATGCGTCATGGAAGAGTATGGCGCAAAAATTGAGAGGAGAATAGAAGATATGCCAGCATTAAAATCAGTAGAATTTCCAAAAGAATTAGTAAAGGAAGTAATGAGTAAAGTAAAAGGTCACTCATCATTAGCAAAGGTTTCATCACAGAAGCCAATCCCTTTTTCAGGAACAGAAGAATTTATTTTTAACTTAGAAGGCAATGCACAGATCGTCGGCGAAGGAGAACAAAAAAAGGAAGGTAAGGCGACATTAGATTCAAAAGTAATCAAGCCTATAAAATTCGTTTATCAGGCGCGTGTAAGCGATGAATTTATTAACTGCTCTGATGAAAAGCAGGTAGATTACTTAAAGCTTTTTTCTGAAGGGTTCGCAAAGAAAATTGCGACTGCTTTCGATTTGGCGGCGATGCATGGTGTAGAACCTAAATCAATGGCAGACGCAAGCTTCAAGGATACAAATTCATTTGACGGGTTAGTAACTAGTAACTTAGTAACATATGACGAAACAAAAGTAGATGACAATATCGATGATGCGATTCAGATGGTAACTACAAATGAAAACGATGTTACTGGTTTAGTTATCGCGCCGGCTACAGGGCAGGCATTGTCTAAAATTACTGTGAATGGAGTAAGACAGTATCCTGAATTTAGATTTGGGCAGGCCCCTGATTACTTCTTTGAAATGACTCTTGACAAAAATAAGACAGTATCAACAAAGAATGAAACAGGTGATGAAGACATGGCTATTACAGGAGATTTTGAAAACTTCTTCAAATGGGGGTATGCAGAGAACATTCCGCTTGAAGTTATCGAATATGGTGATCCGGATCAGACAGGCCGTGACTTAAAAGCATACAACGAAGTCTGTTTAAGAGCTGAAGCTTATATCGGATGGGGAATCCTTGACGCATCAGCATTTGCGAGAGTTGTTAAGGAGTAATTTTATGGAATACAAGAACAAGAAGACAGGAGTCATCATCAGCGCAGCGTCAAAGCTGGCTGGTGACTGGATTCCTTTTAAAAAAGAAAATACTAAAAAAGCTAAAAAAGAACAGCTGAACGAAGAAGATATTGAAGAAGCTAAAGAAGAAGAGCCAAATAAAAAGTAGGTGATGAACAATGTCAGCATTTGCAACAATCGAAGATCTTAACACATTGTGGCGCCCGCTCAAGCTAGATGAAGAAGAAAGAGCAAGTGCATTGCTTGATATTGTATCTGATTCATTGCGTTATGAAGCCGAAAAGGTTCATGAAGACCTTGACTTAAAAAAAGAAAAAAGCAAGGCTTTTGAAAATGTATTGAAGTCTGTCACTGTAGACGTAGTATCAAGAACATTAATGACATCAACTGATCAGGAGCCAATGACACAGTTTACAGAGAGTGGGATGGGATATTCATTTTCAGGAAGCTATCTTGTTCCTGGTGGTGGACTTTTCATAAAGAAGAGTGAACTTAGCCGATTGGGGCTAAGAAAACAGAAGTATGGAGTGATAGATTTCTATGGCACAGAAGATTAAAGGCATTACAGTAATTCTTCTTGAAAAGGAAGAAATTGAAAAAGATGCATTCAACAGAATGCAGTATGAAGAAGCAGAAGAAAAGGTTGAAAATGTTCTTGTTGCGCCTGCGTCAAGTGATGATGTTATCAGTCAATTGAATTTGACAGGCAAAAAGGCTGTGTATTCACTTGGAATCCCAAAAGGTGATACCCATAATTGGGTAGACAGAAGAGTCAAGTTTTTTGGCAAAACTTGGAAAACAATAGGCATTCCACAGGAAGGAATAGAAGAGCTTATCCCCCTTGATTGGAACAAAAAAATCGAGGTGGAGAGATATGAGTAAGTTTGATTTTGTGCTTAACAGTGCGGGAGTAAAGCAGCTTCTTAAGAGTGCTGAAGTGAAAGGTGCTGTTGGAGATATTGCTAGAGAAGTATCATCATCTGCAGGAGACGGATTTCGTGCCGAAGTTCGTAACGGTGAAAAAAGAGCATATGCAAATGTAAAGCCCGTAACTGAACAAGCGCAGCGTGAAGTATACAATCACAACGTGCTTGTAAAAGCACTTGGGAGCGTGAAGAAATGATAATCACAGAAGAAGTAATCCGATACCTGTCAGGCAAGATAGACGTGGGTGTTTATGCTGAAAAGCCACAAACTGACGAAGCAAGATATATCATTGTTGAAAAGACAGGCGGAAGCAGACAAAACATGCTGCAGCATGACACTGTAGCAATTCAGTCATATGCTCAATCAATGCTTGAAGCTAACAGACTCAATAAAGAAGTGAAAGAAGCAATGGACGAAATGAATCAAATGAAAAAGATATCTGCTTCAAAATATCAGACAGACTACAACTTTACTGATATCAGTACAAAGGAGTACAGATATCAGTGCATTTATGAAATAACGCATATAGTTTAGCAGTTAGGAGGAAAATATGAACGATACAAGAAATATTGCGACAGGCAAGCCAAAAATCGGCGGTGCTGTTTATAGCGCACCAAGAGGAACGGCATTGCCAACAAACGCAACTGACGCATTAAGCGAAGCTTATGTTTGTTTAGGCTACGTTTCAGATGATGGAGTGACAAACTCCACTAAAAGAGAAAGTGACAGTATCAGAGCCTGGGGCGGAGATACAGTTGCATCTCCTCAAAAGGAATTTACAGATACATTCAAGCTTATATTTATTGAGTCATTGAACTCTGACGTCTTAAAAGTGGTTTATGGAAAATCGAACGTATCAGGAAAATTAGAAACAGGAATTGAAGTCAAAGTAAATTCAAAAGAGCTTGATAACAGTGTATATGTCATTGACACATTAATGGGAAATGCAGTGAAGCGTTTTGTAATCGCTGATGCGAAAGTTACTGAAGTTGGCGATGTAACTTATAAAGATAATGAGCTTGTAGCGTATGAAACGACGCTTACAGCATACCCATCAGCGGCGTTAAACGGTGATACGCATAGAGAATATATTGCGAGTGAGGAATAAAACATGGCTGAAATTGTAAAAGGAAAAACAAGCACAGGTTTTGAGTATGAAATTGACAAAGAAATTGTCGATGACTGGAATTTTATTGAAAGACTCGCAAGAGTTGAACAGGGTCAAAGTGTAAGTGAGATGATTAACGTTATCGTGACGCTGATTGGAAAAGATGGCTATGATAATCTAAAGAAACACTGTCAGACTGACACTGGCAGAATCCCAATTAAACGATTGATGAACGAATATTATGAAATTATGGGGGATAACGATTTCACAAAAAACTAATATTCCTCGCAAGCTGTGTAAACGATTATGAAGATGATGTGATATGTGATCTAGCAGAAACGTATCACATCTTTTCATATAAGAACCACAAGCCTAGCTTTATTGCAACGCTTTTATGTGGGCTAAAGGATGATGCAAGAATAGCAATGAGAATGGCAGGAGTAACCACTGACAACAAGACTCTACTTTTGGCAATGATTGCAGATTTAATAAGATCATTCGGTGGAAGCTTTGATGGAGAAAACGGCACATCAATATATGATTCGTTCTTTAGAACGCAAAAAAGCAAAAAGACTACTACAGGTTTTGACACAGTAGAGGAATATGAGAAAAGAAGAAATGAGATTATTTCAAAATCCAAGGAAAGGAGGTAAAACATGGCTATTGAATTAGGCAAGGGGTATGTTCAGATTGTACCCTCGGCCAAAGGAATAAAAGGGCTGATTACTAAAGAAATGAGTCCTGAAGCAAAATCAGCAGGTGAAGCGTCAGGCGCCGGCATTGGCATGTCGCTTGTCAGCAAGCTGACTGGCGTTGTTGCTGTGGCTGGCTTAGGAAAAGTTATTGGCGATTCAATTACACAAGGTGGAAAACTTCAGCAGTCGCTTGGTGGTGTAGAAACGCTTTTCAAGAAGAATGCTGATATCGTAAAGAAGAATGCAGAAGTTGCTTTCAAGACTGCCGGTGTCAGTGCGAATACTTACATGGAGAACGTCACATCATTTAGTGCTTCTATGATTTCTTCATTGGGTGGAGATACCAAAAAGGCGGCAAATTATGCAAATACTGCAATGATTGACATGTCAGATAATGCTAATAAGATGGGGACGAATATTGAAGATATTCAAAATGCTTATCAGGGCTTTGCAAAAAGCAACTTTACCATGTTGGACAACTTAAAGCTCGGCTATGGAGGGACGCGCAGTGAAATGCAAAGATTGCTTAACGATGCAAGCAAGATTTCAGGGCAGAAATATGACATCAGCTCATTTGCGGACATAACAAAAGCAATACATGTTATTCAGGATCAGATGAATATCACTGGCACAACTTCAAGAGAAGCAGCGACAACTTTTGAGGGTTCACTCGGTTCAATGAAAGCAGCGGCTTCTGATTTTATGGGAAATCTAGCACTGGGGGAAAATATAGGACCGTCACTTCAAAATCTAGTCAATACAACAGGGACTTTCCTATTCGGAAATCTTATGCCAATGATTGGAAATGTTTTGAGTGGAATAGGAACAGCGTTAGTATCATATGCTCCTTCCATGATGGCACAGGGCATGACGCTACTTGCCAATCTCTCGCAGGGGTTCCAGGCTGGCATACCTCAGTTGGTGTCAAAGATTCCACAAATGTTCGGCCAACTTATGTCATCATTGTCTGCAAATATGCCAACTATCATCTCAAAGGGATTTGAAATCATAACAAATCTTGCATTAGGCATAATGAATGCTATTCCAGTGCTTATAGGTTCAATACCGAAAATGATTAACAGTTTTGCACAGTTCCTTGTGACAAGCTATCCGGTATTCATTTCTAAGGGATATGAAATGATATTGAAACTTGCCGACGGAGTAGCAAAAGCTATCCCAAAAATCATTGTAGCAGTGGCAAAAATCATACCGCAGGTATTAGTTGCGCTTGCTACATTGCCGTTCAAGTTGTTCAGTGTGGCAGTGAAAGCAGTCGCAAAAATGGCAAGCGGATTTAAGCCATCCACTGTTGTAGGAGCAATTGGAAAACTTATTGTTCAGATTGGAACAAATATTGGCAAACTGCCTGGCAAGGTTTGGAATTTTGTAAAGAGTATTCCAAGCAAATTGGCTAATGCGTTCAAGTTCCATATGCCTGATGTTTTAGGCATTGTATCAAGAACATTGAGAGGGTTGCCCGATAAAGTATGGAACTTTGTCAAGGGCATTCCTGCAAAGCTGAAAAGTGCATTTAACTTTAAATGGAGTCTGCCACACTTGAACTTGCCACACTTATCAGTTTCAGCTGGTAAACCACCATTTGGAATCGGCGGTAAAGGTTCACTACCATCTTTCAGCATAAAATGGTATCGAAAAGCCATGAACAATCCTTACATTTTTGAAAACGCTACTCTTTTTGGAGCAGGCGAAGCAGGAGACGAGATTATATATGGACGTAATAATCTGATGAGAGACATCAGAGAAGCGTCAAATGGAAAGAACAGCAGTGATGATATTAAAGAGATTATAAGAAGTCTTGCACCAATTATTGTTAATGCTGTTGTGGAAGCCTTGAAAAATCTCAAAATTGAAGTTGACAAGCGTGAACTTGGAAGAGTGCTGAGAAAGGTGTAATGATATGAATTTCTATTACGTGAATACTAAAAACGAGAGAGTCAATTTTTACGAGAATCCATACATTCTTACTGATACTGATTTATTGGACTGGAAGTATACAAAAAGAGACAGTTCTATTACTGCATTCTATAGAGAAGCCACCGACTACACTATGACGGTGGCTATTCTCATTGATAATTATGCTTCATATGATGAACAAGCAAAAGGATATAATGAAGCAGTGAATAAGCTAGTGGACATACTGGACTATGACAACATCATCAACGCTGATGGAAAACTTTATACAGACACAGGATTCTATATGTCTTGTAGAATCACAGCAAGTAAGAAAACTACAGTGCAGTACAAGTCAGGAACACCATATCAGATACAGGAGCTGACTGTACATAGTGAAGAGCCTTTCTGGCTGCGAGAAACAAAATATACTTTTGATGCAAAACAGGAACAGGATTATCAGACATTAAACTATCCGTATAATTACAATTTTAATCTTGGAATCGGAACGTTCGCAAAGACGTACGAAAGAGAAACATCAGTTCCAACGGATTTCAGACTAGAAATCAAGGGAGAGTGTCAGACACCAAGAATTTTAATAAATGGGAATGTGTATGAAGTTGATGTACATGTTGACTACAATGCAACGCTGATCATATCAACGTTCGAGAGTGCAACAGAAGAAAAGCAGATATACATCAAATACACGGACGGGACTGTCATTAATGCATTGAACTACCGCAATAAAGACTACAATATCTTCAAGAAAATTGAGGGTTCAGAATTTACGGTAGAAACTGACAATGACATCGTTTTCACTCTGACTCTGATTGAAAAAAGGAATGAACCTTTATGGAAATAACACTGATTTATGCAAATGTGAATGACAACACGCTTGAAGATGTAGGAATGCTTCATGACTATACACTTGATTTAGCTTATGGTTCCAGCGAAAACAATTTTGAACTGAAAATCAAAAAAGGCAAGGCTGATATAAGACCTGGAATGGCAATCTATATTGATGGAACGGAATATGGTGGGATTATTGATGAATTTACTATTGATTCAGATGAAAATTCAATAACTTATAGTGGCAGAACTTGGCATGGAATACTTGAGGGTAAATATCTCTACCCAAACAGGAATAAAGACACTATCGTCTACAGTGGCAATGTCACAAACAGCATAGACGATATGCTTGAAAGAACAAATTTGAAAAACTCGGTCATATCATGTTTTTATGATGAAAATGCTGAGGCAGTACAGGAGCCTTTTCAAATAAGCTGCGAGGATGGGAACTATCAGCGAGCTTACACCGCACTTAGAGACTACACGTACAGTGCTAACCTTAAACCCAAAATTATAAACGGAGTAATTTCAGTTTATCCAGCTGACGAATACACCAATGATGATATAAGCAATGCTCCTTACAAAATTACTCAAGCATTTACAACTACTAACCACTTTCATCTTGTATCATCCTCTGATGACAAGACTGCACGATATGAAATAGATATTTACATTGACGCTGATGGAAACATCATTCCGTTTTCAAAGGAGAATCCAATCAGCGACAACGACTATTTCATGAGTGTTCCAGATGAGTATCAGGAAAAGGTACCAAAAGGTATTTCTGAGATAGTAGATTACAAAGAGACAGGAATCAAGGACACATACAATTATGTGATGTTGACATCAAAGCCGAATGATTGGGATACAAAGTACAATGATTACTATGTTCATAATGAAAGTGCTGACGAAGATGACAATGCAGAAGAATTTATAAATGTAGAGTCTGACTCCTACAGGCTACTGACATCAAAGCCAGCGGATTGGGATGTGCTTATTGACGATTCAAACTATGGCTGTACACAGTACTATACTAAATTTATTGATGGTTTAGGACGTGTCAAGTATGATTCAGTATCCAATGATACATATGATGTCTATACGACAATGACCACAAAGCCTTCTGACTGGGATACGAACTTTGGAGCATATTATGTCAAGTCCGGAAACAACTATAACGCAGTTGCAAATAATGCAGACTACAAGAGGATTTATTCAAAGCCAAGCTGGTTCTATTCGACTATACGAGAATCAACGGGCGGTACACATAAGGGCTATGAAGAGATCTTCATCAAAAAAGGAAACGGAAGCTACGAGCAGCTTAAAGCCAAGAATGAAACCGTAAAGCGAATTATGAAGACAGAGCCTTCGGACTGGAATAAAAACAACTATCACAAGTATTTTTATCGAGGGATTAATTCAAAAGGCAAGACTGACTACATTCCTTGCAATGTCAAGTATGTAAAAAAAGTAACCAAGAAAAAAGGGAAGAAAAAGACAACATACAAGAAAGAGTCAAGAAAGTTTAGCAAATTCAAGGCGAACAAGTATTACATGAATGTATCAGTCAAAGTTGATGCTAAGTGGGAAAAGAACGTTGCATACTATAGAGATGTCAACTACAAGAAGATTCCAGCGTTCACAAAGAACATGTACTATATGAAGGAGTCTCGAAACAGACCGGCAACGTGGCAATTAGGGAAATACTATATCTATACATTTCCTGATTGGGTAGGTGGAAGATTCTATCAAAGAATCACTGATCACTACGCTTCAATGATAAGCGATGCAATGCCTGACATTCTGCAAAGCACGTCAAAACAGAAGCTTGAAATAGAACTGTCTGAGAAGAATCAGTACGATATCAACGATATTATAGAAATCACTGATGAAGAAACTGGAATTACTGCGCGAGAAAGAATTACAAAAAAAATTATCAAAATCGAAAAGGGAAATGTAAACATTTCTTATGAGGAAGGAGAATAGTATGGGGCATTTAGTTACGGCACACAGTGAGACAAATCATATTACTGTTGATGATACTAGAGCTTTCAATACTGCGTTCTTAGGGACAGCAAACGCAGTCATTGATGGATGCAATATTACATATGATGCGACAAACGTAAGAATTGATGTAGGTAGCATGATTCTTGACGGACGTCACTACTACAATAACGAAATTGAAACAATTGAGGTAAACTCTTCATCATCAGGCTACAGAAAGAATCTCATCAGTTTTGTGATTGTTGAGAATGCTACTACGCTAGCTGAAGAATATAGATGGTTTGTGACTGACGGTATGATTGCAACAAGTCAAGCTGATGCAACTTATCCGACATCACAATATGAAGAAGACGGATACACGGTAGAAGCGATTGTGGACGTTATTGGTGTTACAGTATCAACAAGCGGAATCATCAGCATAGAGAAGCTGATTGGTGATTATGTTGGTACGAATGCACTTACAAAAGTCAACAAGGAAATCAAATATTTAATTGAGTTTTCAGAACTGGTTGTTAATATGCTGAAAGTAGCATATTACAATGATGATATCAGCCCAATGGATTCAATCCACCTTGAAGCGACGTTGGCGTTACTTAAGGATTTGATTGGAGGATAAGCAGTGAAAAAAAGAAAGATATATACAAATACAGTTCCTGAAGAGCTGGTTGTAACAGACAGATATACATATGTCACAACAAAAGTAACTAAGATTACGCATGAAGAAGCAAGCATGACAACCACGCATTATGAGTGCGAACAGGAGATATATGAAAACAGGGAGTATATTATCATGCTTTCAAATCAGCAAAAAAAACTGAAAACTTTTGCTGAAAAGATTAAGAATGATACTGATGAACTCAAGAATAAAGTTGAAGCAAAAAAAGAAATGGAAGAGAGAATTACTGATCTTGAAAACGCAATGATGGAGGTGGCTTATTCAGATGGCAATGTTTATGGCGAAGATGATAATTAGAGGTGCTGCTGAACTCGATAAAATCAAGAGTAAGAGGCTAAAGGAAAGAGTCATAGAATGTCTAAAAGAATTGAATTATTTTGATGATGAGGAGGTTAAATAATGAAAGATTACTATGGCGAAGAACTTCCAGATTCATATTATGACGGTCGAAAGCAAGCAAAAAAAGTACCTTATACTATTAATAGAACAACACTATTAACAGCCGATGTTACACCCGGTGTTTATTTTATTTCATCAACAACAGGTTTTTTTGATTTTAATAGAACAGTAACAAGTGATACATGCGAAATGGTTGTAGAAATTATTGCCAAAAAAGTATCTGACCCATCATCATATGCTGATTCTGATAGCAGGTCTTTAAAATTAAAAAAAGATGAATTTAATAATGCTGCATCAAAAAACTTTACTGTTGAACTTAACACACTGTTTAGAATAACAGAAGATGCAACTATTACATATAATGTATTTTTTAACGCAGCAAGTTCGGATTCAAGTGCATCTTATACAGCAAATGGGCGTATTAGATTCAAGAAATTATATTAGAAATGATTGATATGAAACCAAAAACATATTTTTTTAGAAATGGAGGTACACGCTATGGATTACATAAGATTTATCGTTGATGGACAAAGGTTAGACTACGATCGAAAATACTACTCATCAACAGACACTATTGACACACTCTATTGTAATTTCAAATTTATAACGGATGATCTAGGCCACGTTCACGGCGGTTGGGATTTGCCGTACATTTGGGCGCAGTTCCATGATGAGAATGGCAATGTGTATGTCAAAGAAGTTACAGCGGACAATACATGCTCTATTCCATATGACTGTCTGAGACAGTTGAAATTCAAAATGACCCTTTTTGCTACAGACACACAGGACTATATGTCGTGTACAAAACGATACACCACAAATGAGATTGCATTCAAGTTTAAGGGTGATGCTAACATAAATTACGACGGTGGAGTCAGCCCAGACAAGCCTATGCCTACGAATTGGCAGATTCTTCTTGACAGGGTTGATACTTGCGAGAGCACTGTTGATGGGCTGTCACGAGATGTATCGTCAATGCAAAGTACAGTTGACGAGTTAAGTGCTGAACTTACGAATGAATCTATAGCAAGAGCGAATGAAGATACGAGAATAGAAGGGCTTATAAATGCTGAATCAACCGCTAGAGAGAGCGCTGACGCTGATTTACGATTATTAATCAATGACGAGATTAATGAGCGCATCAGTAGTGATAATGCTCTTCAAAATAGCATTAATAGTCTTGATACCAGAGAATCAGAGCACTACAGTGATTGCATGAGCAAAATGTCGAACCTTGACGGCAGAGTCACAGCCAATGCAAGTGCTATTGATGGGCTAAACACTAGACTTGATGCTGAAGCAACTGCAAGAGAAACTGCTGATGCTAATTTGCAATCAGCAATCAACGATAGATACACTAAAGCAGAAACTGATACTTTGCTTAATACAAAACAGGGCAGCTTAAGTGAATCACAATTGGCTGCTGTTAATAGTGGTTTGACTTCAAGTGATAAGACAACGCTTGATGGTTTGTCACAGAGTGTGCCTACAATGGAAGACAGAGTTAATGGCATTGACAACAGGGTCACAACTAATACAAATGCTATCGAGGGCGTTAATACTGCCGTAGATAATTTAAACACTGAGCTTGCAAATGAATCTACATCAAGAGCTAATGCTGACGCTGCTATGCAGTCGGCAATTCAAGCGGAAGAAAAGACACGCCGTGAAGAAGACATTGATGAATCAATCGCACTCAAAATGGTCATTAATTCAGTTGCAAACATTGAATTCAACAGAAAAGATGAATCGCACACAGTTACACTTACAAACACTGCAAGTTATCCATTCAACAACTCATCGAAGACAATCGCTCTTGATAATACGCGCTCTACAAATAACTACATCGTTGATGCAAACGTGATCAGTGCGGACGGGCTTCCAGGGGAGATTGTTGTCTTTAATAAATTAATCAATGGATTCAAAGTCAAATACGAAGGCAGTGCAAAATCGGTGACTGTCAAATTAAATATCGCAGGAGGAATGTAAGATGACAACAAAAGCAAATCCAGTCAACGTTGTAGAAGTCAATGAAGGAACAAAAATTGATTTTGAACAGATGGGAACAAAAATCATTTTTGGTGATGACGAAATTATGGTCAACGTAGCCAAATATCAGCAAGACGAACCTAACACAATTGATATCGTCATCGCTAGAGACGGTACTCTAGCTATCGGTGCAGATTCAGGAATCAGATATGCTGCACAAATCGAAATTCCAGCAAACGAATACAACTACATTGAAAATGAAGAAACTGAAGAAACTGAAAGAGTTAAAATTCCGTTAGATATGGCTGACGTCACTCTTCGTTTATGGTCGATTGATTAGGAGGAATAAAAAATGGCAAATTATGATTTAACAAGTTTAGCTGTGCAGATGTTAGCACCGAACAACAAAGCTATTGTTGATGATACTGGAATTCCATCGATTTATGTATGGATTCCTAAATTCAAATTAAGTGATGTGTTAAACACTACAAGCACAGCAATTCATCCAGCATTTATTAGAAATGGGAAGGAAATCGAAGGTTTCTGGGCTGGCAAATATCAAGCTAAAGTTTATAACAATGTTGCTTATTCATTACCTGCCGAAGACCCAACAGTATACACAAATCTTGATCAGGCAATCAGTAGATGCTCGGCCAAGGGGGCAGGGCATCACTTGATGACAAATGCAGAATGGGCAGCTATTGCTTTATGGTGCAAGAAAAACGGATTCCAGCCAAATGGAAATAACAACTATGGGAAAGATGTAAGTGAATCGAATTACAAAGCCGTGCCAACATACATGGACGGAACGAGAGTTGGAAGAGTGGCAACTGGAACTGGTCCTGTTTCATGGTATCACGACGGCACGATGGCAGGAATCGCTGATCTAAATGGTAACGTCTGGGAATGGCAGGGAGGTCTTCGCACAGTATTCGGAGAAGTTCAGATCTTAGCAAACAACGATGCGTCCGATCCAGACAATCCGCAGAATGCTACGTCGCTGTCATGGAAAGCAATCCGTGCGTCGGATGGCGCTCTTGTTACTCCTGAATGTGCAGTAAGCGGTTCAGCGGTGACATCTGGAGCGACAGTAAAAATGGATTTTGTCTCAAATAAAATCACATACTCGACAAATCAAACTGCATTGGCAGACGCTGCTAAAGACTGTGATTTTGCAGCCATTACAGCAGATAGTACAATCTCAGACGAAGCAAAATTATTATTAAGAGCTTTATGCTTATTGCCAGATGAAGGGTCAACTTCCGCAGATTACAATGGAGATCATGTTTGGATGAACAACGGAGCGAGCGAACGCTCGTTCTTTCGTGGTGGCCACTGGTACTACGGTGCCAGGTGCGGTGTGTTTGCCTTGAGCGGCGACTACGCTCGCTCGTCCTCGTACTTCAACATCGGGCTCCGCGCTGCTTATGTGGACGTAGATCAGTAAATCTGACTGTCTGGGTGAAAAGCCTTTTTCACCCAGACTTAATAAAAAATATTTAGGTGATCAACAATGAATGAAGATGAAAAATATTATCCAGAAAATATACGCGAGCTACGAATAAAAACAGCAATCACAAGAAGTATGATGTTTCTAGACGAGAGAACAAAACACATGAAGAAACCATACAAGTTCTCATATCAGCAGAAAATGAATGATGCATATCTAGAAATGTTAACTTTGACAATTGCAGCAAATAAAGCTCACGGGTCAAAAAAGACGTATCAAAGAAAGATAGACGTGCAGTTGGATATTCTAAGAGCTTTAATCGATACGGCGGTAAATCCACGCAACAGACTTATCTCGCCAGGCCTTCATGAAGTGTGGTCAAAAGAATTAAATGAGATTGGCTGCATGCTTGGTGCATGGATAAAATCAACTAAATAAAAGGCAATGGGGACGTTTCGTGTAATGTCGGTGCTCGTTCTATCGTGGTGGCAACTGGAACAACGGTGCCAGGAACGGTGTGTTTGCCTTGAACGGCAACAACGCTCGCTCGAACTCGAACATCAACATCGGGCTCCGCGCTGCTTGCCTCTCACATTTAAATCGGACAGTCAAGGCTGAATCGGTAATCAAGAGAGATAAGGGAAGCGCCTCCGGACTGACAAAAGTGCAGTCGAAGATACTCATTCTCTGCGACGATAGCAGAGAAGACCCCGCGCAGGCTACCTGTGTAATATCAGGATGTCACACGCGGTTATTTTTTAGAAAAGGATTTAGGATATGACGGATGAAGAAACGCAAGGACATCCAAAAAGAATACAACTGATAGAAAAGATCGCTTCGTGGGGCAATCTCCTTGATGCCTACTATCATGCATCAAGCGAGAAGTGGTACAAAGTCGATTCAATGCAGTTCACTGATAGGCTAGAAGAAAATATCATACAGCTACAAAATGAGCTTTTACGGGGTACGTATAAGGTTGGAAGATATCATCAGTTTTATATATACGAGCCAAAGAAGAGACTTATTATGGCGCTTCAGTTTCGTGATCGCGTAGTGCAGTGGGCTATCTACCTTCAGGTGAATAAATACTTTGATCGTAAAATGATGTATCACTCATACGGGTGTAGAGAAGAAAAAGGACATATCAAAGCTGCAGAAACTCTGCAGAAATGGAGTTCGCTAGCGGTAAGACGAAATAGAGATGCAAGATATCTCAAATTAGATATATCAAAATATTTTTATAGAGTATCTCACGAAGTATTAATGGATATCGTCAAAAGAGAATATCCCAACGATCCGGAATTTGTATCGTTAATGAACACAATTGTCAATTGTGAGCATACAGCATTCGGACTTCCTCAAGGGCTCACGATAGACGATGTTGGGAGAGAGGATATGCTCTACGACGTAGGGATGCCAGTCGGAAATCTGACAAGTCAGCTCTTTGCAAATATCTGCCTGAATGAGCTTGATCAGTATATCAAACATGAATTGAAAGTTCATATCTATGTTCGTTACATGGATGACATGGTTCTTGAATTTGATGACAAGGAGACATCACTTACTGATGCACATTACTGTCTCGACAAGATTGACGCTTTTCTTGAGAAAAGATTACACCTCAGTCTCAACAGCAAGACGACAATCGGGTATGTAAGAAATGGAATCACGTTCGTAGGATGCCGTGTCTATCCAGGATGGCGGAAGCTGACAAAACAGTCATCAAGGAACGCTCAGCGAAAAATGATGCAAGTGTGCAAGCAGTACGCAAGAGAAGAGATTTCTTATCTCGAGGCAAATCAGTCGATCAGTTCGTATCTTGGCCAACTTAAGCATGTAAAAGCTGATGGACTTGAAAGGTGGATGTTTGAAAACATCGTATTACAACGTCATAGAACAAAATCTGATTTTAAACAGAAAGTTAGAACAAAGAAAAATGGTAAAATTAATCAAATCAGTCAACTGCGGAGGAATGAAAGTAATATTAAAAGCAGTAAAAGTAAATTAGAAAGAGAGGTTAAAAACTCTCTTTTTTAAGTGTAAAAGGAGAAAAAATGGAGATGATTGAAATTATAAAGATTGTTGAAAAAATTCACTATGTGAATTTGGGGTGGGCTTTTCTACTTCCAGTTATTTTGATGTCAATAGATATTATCACAGGATTTGCAAAAGCGTGGGCTTCAAAAAAAGTGCAAAGCTCAAAGATGCGCGCTGGCATTGTCAAAAAAGTCGGCGAAATGATGCTGATTGTTGCTGTAGGCGTAGTGTGTTATGCGATGATGCTTCCGGTTGAGATTTTTTATTGTGTAAGTTTATATATCGCTTTTATGGAAGGCGTATCTGTGCTTGAAAATCTAGATTTAGTAGGAGTACCTATTCCTAAAAAAATTGAGAGTGTCATAAACAACGTCTCAGATTCTATTGTGAACGATGAAGACGGTGAGGAGCTAAATGAAAAGATCAAAGAAATGAATAAAATGATTGATGAGTATATGAAATATAAAGACAAGGAGGGCTTATGATGATTTTCGGTAGTGCTCGAATTGATGAAAGAGGAAAAATTAGCGGTGGAAAAGCTGGATCGCAGACGGATAAAGAAATTTCCACACAGAATGCTTATGTATATAAAGGCGGATGGGATGTATGCATCAGAATAAAAAACAAAAAAAAGCGTGAAAAATTTATTAATTTCATGAAGTGGGCTTGCAGCACATCTTTGGTCGGATATGATCAGTCGGAACGCTGGACTTTGAATCATGAATTAAAAAGATTGGATTACAATTATACAAGACTTGATAAAAAGTGCGAATGTGACTGTTCATCATTGATTTCTTGTGGATTAATTGTTGCTGGTTTTAATAATATCAATCCGCTAAATACAACATCTACACTAGAAGATGATATCAGATCAAAATATCCAAAAGATTTTACATTCTTTACAAAGCACTATAAGAATGGCGATCATACCAAAATTATAAAGTGGCAAAGAAATGGTGATATCCTAAATAAAGAAGGGCATCATGTTGGATCCATTCTAAGTGGCGGACGCGTAAACACCGTAAAAAAAGCACCAAAACACTATGATGGAGTTTTTCCTAAACTACCAAAAAGGGGATATTTCAAAAAAGGCGATAAAGGGCTAGAAGTAAAAAGACTTCAAAACCTCCTGATTTGGGCTGGATATCCATTAAAACAATACGGAGCTGACGGCGATTATGAAGATGAGACTATAGAAGCAGTTAACAATTTCATGAGAGACTGCGGTTTTAAGAAAATTAACGGTATGTTCGGTAAGAAATCGCTTGCACATGCCAAGAAATTAAAAAGATAAAACATGACAAAGAGCGAGATTGCTTGCTGACGGAATAGTCGGCACTAAGACAATTGCAGAGATGGTAAGATAGAGAGAGACGGCTTGTCTCTCTCTTTTTTTGCGAAAAAAAATCAAAAAAGTTCATTTTGCCATTGATATGTGTACACATATATGATAATATATAGTTGTAAGGAAGAGATGAAGAAAATCTCAAGGAGGAGACAAAATGAAAGAATTTAACATTTACAAAATCGCGTTTGAAAATATGAAAGGAGAAAATGAAGAAATATTCGTTTTTGCCGAAAATGAAGAAGAAGCAGAAGACATGTTCAAACTTAACTTCTGGTATGATGACGACTTAATGGAGTTTGCGTACAGAAAGTTTATTAATGTAACTTTAGTAAAAAATCCTGTGAAACATGAAATTGAAAATTCAAAGCATTGGGCAATCACTTTTGGATGCTTTGGGGCTGATCTAGAAGAATACTATCACAAGCTGATAAATGAAAAAAATAAATAAAATCATGAGAGATGTAAAATGGTGTACAATAAATCACGCGCTAAAGCATCCGCAAAATATCAGAAAGATAATATCAAGCAGATAAAAATAGCACTGAATGTAAATACGGATGCCGACATAATAAATCACCTTGAAATCTGTGAGAATAAGCAGGGATACATCAAGGATTTAATCAGAAATGATATAAAAAAATCGAGGGCTAAATAGTCCTCTTTTTTGTGGCATGAAATTGACATGAAATGCATAATAAACCATGAAATAAAGAACAATAGAAAGCATAAAAAACAGCTATTTTACAGGCTTTTAATGTCAATACAAAGCTTAAAATCGTTTCCCATCTTGAGCACCAATAGACTAAAAAGCCCTTTATATAGGGCTTTTTTATTTTATTGGCATGATTGTGGCATGATTTTTTAGAAATCATCAAGAATATTGAGCAATTTGTTATTTTTATTAGGAAACATGTGTGCGTATGTCTCTTCTATGACACGAGGGCTGTTTCCACTGAAATTGCTTATCTCGAAAGCGTCCATCCCGTTGTTTATAAGCAGTGAAATAAAGCTGTGTCTGAAATCATGAATGCGAATTCTTTTGAAATTATGCTTCTTGCATAATGCGTCATTGTAGCGTCTGATTCTTTTTGGATCCATTGGCCCCATTTTTTTGGTACGAGGATTGAATAATTCAATGATGTATTCTGAATCAGGGTATTTTTCATGGTGTTCTTTTAGTTCTTTTAACAGCAGACCGTTCAATGGCACATGACGTACTGAACCGTTCTTGGTGCCCTCCAATATCGTATGATCACGATAATTATATCGTGAATGCACATACAGCATATTGCTGTTGATGTCTTTCCACGTTCTAGCTGATAGTTCGCCAATACGCATGCCAGTGAAATAAAGCAAGTCAAAGGCTAAGAGCATAGTATCATCATCAATCAATGACCTAAATTTTTTATATTCTTCTTTTGTGTAATACTGCATTACAACTTTCGACTTGTTTTTATGCACAAATTCAAGTGAATCAAAAGGGTTTCTGGCAATATATTCACGTTGATAGCAAAATTTAAGAAAAGACTTAAATTCAGTCTGGACATGTACAATCATGCGTTCAGACAGTTCAGATTCAATTAGATTCTTCTGAAATCTCTCTATAGCATGAACGTTGATGTTTTTCATCTTTATGTTCCCATAAAAGCCGATTATGTGCTTATTGAGAGTGTTTTGGTAGTCTGCTACTGTTCTTGCCAAAACGCGCGTCTCTTTATAATCTAAATAGTGATCAATAGCTGCAGCAAGCGTTATTTCAGATGATGACGTTGAATTGATGAGCCTTGCTTTAGCTTCATGTCTCTTTGCATCTTCAGCGCTGGTGAACCCTCGCTTGTGATACTGTCTAGCAGTTCCAAAGCTATCAACATAGCTGAATGCGACCCTATATCGCTTTCCTCTTTTTGTCTGGTATGAATAAACAGGCATGATAATTGTACTATAGCTAAATTACATAAAGCCATTTTTCCTTTCAGCCAGTCCGTTATTGGACTGGCGTTTTTTTATGAGGTCCTGCACTATTTAAATTCTTTAATGAGAAGCTTAAGCACACCGACTACTCTAAAATTGATATCATTTAGATCAATTACAATCGGATCGTATTTCCGATTCATGGGAATTAGCTGTATGAAGCTTTTTCCACTCTTGAATTTTTTGCAAGTAGCTATTCCATCATCAATGCAGAAGCTTCCAATTTGATTGTCTTCTATAAAAGAAGTTTTTTTAAAAACAAGAAGATCGCCATCATGTATTCCTGCATCAATCATTGAATCTCCTTTCGCTCTCTGTGCAAAGTAATCGGATGAATCACCATTAAGAGAATCGGATGGGATATTAACACGTTCGATTATATCGTCATCTACGAACGAGCCTGTTCCACACGATATTGAATCGTATAGTGGAATTGACATGAATGAAATACGCTCTAGATTAGAAATATTTTGATAAGAGTTTGACGTTGTATTTCTTTCTTCGACCAGATCGGATTTTTCAATCCCAAAATAGTTTGCTAATAGTTCGATCTTATCTATCCTCGGATATGTTTTTGCGTTAAGCCAGTCAGTTAGCGTCGTATAAGCTACGTTTAATGTATTAGAAAGCTGAGTTCTAGAAACACCTCGTTTCTTCATATAGTAATTAATATTATTAGCCATTGTTTTTTTGTTTCCCAAATTATTCATAATATTCACTTCCTTAATTATATATTATGTGAAAGACGTAATTTTTTCAATAAAAACGTAAACAATTACGGAAATACCGTTGACATTACGGTTAAACCGTATATAATAGTAATTGTCAGGAGACAATAAACGTGTGAAAAGAAGACATAAAAAATATTAAATAAAGGAGTATAAAAAAGTGATTGTTGAAAAATTTACATTAAAAACTGCAAGAGAGAAAGCGGGATTGACTCAATTAGAAGCTGCAAATGCATTAGGCATATCTGTAGATACTTTATCTAACTATGAGCGTGGAAAAACATATCCAGATGTCATCTTGATCAAGAAAATAGAAAAACTTTATCAAGTAGAGTATAATCAGATTATTTTTTTACTTAATTAATACGGTTAAACCGTAAAAGGAGACTAAAGACAGTGAATAACAAATTGCAAGTATTTAATAATGATGAATTTGAATTACAAGCCATCACAATTGATGGTGAGCCGTATTTTGTTGGAAAAGAGGTTTGCAAGTTTCTTGGATATAAAAATAGCAGTAAAGCGC